CCTATCCAATTGTCTTTTTCTTCCTCCGAACCCATTTGCCACACCTCCCAAGGAACTTGGATGCCATATTTTACAAGATCTTCTTCAGACGTAACAAGACCGCCGTACACCATTTCAGGAGCAGTCACCATGGCTTGAAGCTCAGCAATGAAGCTTGGAGTTAAAAGTTCTTCTTCTGGATGTATTTCCTCAATGCCAAAATCTTTTTTCAAACGAGTTAGTTCATTTGTGTACGCAGAATTAAGTCCTTTTAAATATTTTTCTATTTGAGCCATGTCTTTGGTCTTAGAAATAAAACTACCTATCTCATCGTAAAACTCTTGTTTGAGCATACTAAGGGCGCTTTCAAAGTTATCTGGTCCTTGGTCCATCGCCATTTCACCTTCGACCACGGGCATTTCTGTGTCTTTAATCTGATCTAGGGAAGGGTTAGTCGTACTAGACATATTGTTCAAAGCCATGTTGATGTCTTGATCGCCTTCTTCAAACAACTGTGTAGGCATAACAGGTCCGCCGACTTGGTAGCTAGGCCAAGGCACACTGCCTCCGCTGCTCATGTTGACCGCTGAGGAGAATAAGTTTCTTTTTTGCCAATCCATCAGCCCATCATTCCAAACATCTTCATTAGATCAAACACACCGCCTCCCCCTTGAGTGCCATAAGTAGTCGTGGCTTGTGGGGGTGCCATACCGCTCATCATAGATTTCCACTGATTCATTCTTTGCCATGGCTCCATAGCCATTTTGTTTGCGGCGTCAAACTGAGCACCAAACATTTCATTTTGTATGCCTCGTCCTTGTTGCCCAAACTTGTCAAAAGCGCCTATTTGATTCATCAAACCTTTTTGTCCGGTCATGCCCATACCAGCCATATTTTGTCCCATTTGACCCATGCCTTGTCCGAGTTGTCCAAACTGACTACCAAGCGTTCCAAGTCCCTGCCCCGCGGCTTGAGCCGCTTGTTGTGCTTGATTGTATCCTTGTTGCCTTATACCACCAACGGCTTGGGTTAGCCCACGACCAAAGGATTTTTCTCTTTCTTGTTCCATAAGCCGTCCACGCGAGCCACCAAAAGCACCAGAAGACACCGCACGGGCTCTGTCAGCCTGCCCTTGTTGAGCGTTTTGTTGGTTCATTTGCTCTATGGTTCCTTGAACCACTTGATCCTCGTAAGGATTGTAAAATTGTTGTGCAGCACCTGGTGCATACATACCTGCTGCCTGCCCCATCATGTTTCTGCCTTGTTGTTGAGTCCCAAACCCTTGTTGAGTCATTTGTGAGCCTTGTTGCAGATAAGGTGTAAAGCCTCCAAGACCTCCAGCAAGAGACCTTGCCTGCATACTATAAGGGTCTAGCCCTGCATATTGCCTGACCGGAACCGGCGTAGGCTGTTTCGCCATAGCCGCTGCGGATTCTAAATACCCACGACGCATTGCTCCAGCATAAGGCTCGTCGTATTGAGCAGTTGTTGATGGATCAGCGTAACTAGCCATGATAAGAACCTCCGTTACCCATGTTGTTAATTTTTTCTAGTGTTTCAATGCCTACAGCATCCACAGCAGGTTTTTGAATAACAAATTCCCCTGGTTCTAGCTTAGCAAAAGTAATATCTCCTGGTCGTACATCACCACCGTGCATCATCCCTGGAACTTCTGGAGGAGGAGGTGGAGAGGGAGGGCCCATATTTGCATACCCTACGCCTGGCATTAATGCAGGAGTTAAGTTAGTGGGTTGATAGTCTTGATAGTTAAATTTTGGTCCTCCATAGGCTTCTCCGCCAATAGGAACTGTTCCCGATGCACTAGGTTCGTCTTTCATTAAAGATTTCATGGCTAGGAAAGCTAGTAGCGGATTGCCGCCCATTAGACCGCCGAGACCGCCTTCGCCACCTTCGCCACCTTCGCCGCCTCCTGCTCCGCCGCCGAATAGTCCACCGCCGCCTTGTCCACCAAGTCCTAACATACTAAGGATTCCACCTAATATTCCGCCAGTAGAGCCTTCTCCACCGCCCGTAACACCGCCGCCCATGGGACCTTGACCAGAGCCTATCATTAGGTTTCTCAACCAAGGAAGAAACTGACCGCCAAGGGGTCCTTCGTCTCCGCCAGGTAGTTCAGGGTCTTCCTCTGTTTCAGCGAGAAGGTCATCAATCCAACTGTAATCACTATAGTCCTCTTGCGGTGTGTATAAATCATCTATCCAAGAGTCGAAATTACTGCCTCCACCGTAATCGAAATCGTCCATGGTAAAGTCTCCACCCGTCTCTGAGGGGACATCTGCGTACCAATCGTCTCCGGTACCGGCTAAAAAGTCGTCCCACCAACTTCCAGTGTCTGCTACATCGTCTACTGAGAAGTCTCCGCCGGTTTCTGAGCCAACAGGGAGAGACCAATCGTTTCCGCCGTATGGGTCGTTTTCAAAAAGTTGGTCGTAGTCGAAAAGATCGTCAAATAGACCCATGCCTGTCTCCGTTATTGTGTATAGCTATTTTCATTTAATTCTACCATGATTTTTTACCAATGTTTATTTCTTCTTGGAAGAGATTGTTGTGTCTTCTAAATCGCTCTGTGCACTATCGCCAAACCCAAACCAGCTCGCAATTCTTGGTCCCAGTGTTCCTCCAAAAAGTCCGGTGCCTCCGCCACTGCCACTACCTCCAAAGGCGTTTCTTATTCTTGGTCCCAATGTTCCTCCAAAAATTCCGGTGCCGCCGCCACTGCCGCCGCCTCCAAAGGCATTTTTTATTCTTGGTCCCAGTGTTCCGCCCATTATTCCAGGGCCAAAGTCTTTCATTGCTTCATCGTGTGTTCTTATCTTCCCACTGCTCATTCTATTAGCCAGGTTTGCCATTTGCGGCCCTAGTCCTTGTCCAAGAGCCCCTCTTTGTCCCTCTATTCTCGGTTGTATTTTATTCATTAGCCAGCCAAGACCTGCTATTTGTGGAAACGCTTGGGCAAACTTTAGCCTGCCCGCTACTCTGGGATCTAATAGTCCTCGCATAATTTTTGAGCTCATTGGGGCGCCTGAGTTCATAATACCTAAACCTAAAGGTCCTCCTTTGTTTTGCAACAACATTCCCCACGGACCAACCTTTTTAAACAGGGACTGTATGCCTGCTCGTTGTCCTAAGCCTTTACCAAGTCCCGTAAGTCCTTGGTCCTTGAACCTTTTAGCCATCATAACTTTTTGTCTAAGCCTGGGATCAGACATAATACGAGCTTTAAGCATGGATTTGGCAAAGTCTTTAGCAAAAGGATCTTGAGTAACACTGCCTCCAGATAGATACCCCTTGTACCCAGAAGCATACGCAGCTCTCGCTTGTTTAGCAGCTTGAGCTTTGGTTGGATAAACCTTTCCAGATTTACCCCATTTATATCCTCCATTGACTTTTTCTATAGGCATTATAAAGAAATAGTTGTTGCGCCGTTTGTCGACACGGTTAAAATTCCAACAGCACCGGTAGCTTCCAGTCCTACCTCGGTTCTGGTCGATAGGGCCTGCCATTTACTGCCGGTGTAAACCTGTAAAACACTTTTAGACGTGTTCCAAATAACATCACCGGTTGCGAATTTATTTTGACCTATCTCTGTATCATTGTATTGCGGAGTTGCCGTTGGGTCAAATCTTCCAAGATTAATCTCTAAAACTCGGACCATTCTGTTGTAAAGTTCAGGCTCAACAGAACCAACAGCTGTAGGCAGTCTAGTTTCTAATAATTTAGCCATTATCTTCTGCCATCAGGCCTAATATCTAATCGCGTATCTCCCAATCGCCATCCAACACCTGTTCTTGTTCCTGTAGAACCATCGTCATCAGACTCCACTCTAAAAACAGCTTGCCTTGCTCTTATTCTTGTATTTAGCTTAGTGGTGGTGCTGGTTACTGTTTGAGTAGTATCAGTAGACAAGTTTTCTCCTGGAAAGTTTCTTGACTTCATTACGAAATTAATTGTTTGGTCACTACCACCATTTCCTGTGAATTTAACATCGGGAATAATATTACTCACGGAAGAAAAGAACTGCCCATCGTCTATATCAAAGTCACTAGACTCAATATAAACATTGTCCATGGGCGAGCCGTCATCGTCGTTTCCTATTTCGTGCGTATACAAGTAGTTATTATAAGTTGCTCGTGGGTAAGCGTTTACATCTTGGTCAATCCAAGCGTATCGTGCTAGTTGTCCATAGCTCCAAACCTGTTCCAGATAGTTGTAAACCACATAACGGTCTATATCTGAAGAGTCAGAAGAAGGATAAAACCACCCTACTTCATTAAACTGTTTGTTTAAAAATCCAAACACTTTGAACGCTTGACTTACATTAAAGTCACTAAAAACATAATAGTGCACAGAGCAAGGAACAGGAGCAAGACTTCCGTTGTAAAGATAAAACCCTTTTTGGTCCATCCAAAATACTCCTAACGGACTGTTCACAGCTGCTTTAGGTCCAACAAGTCCTACCCCTTGGTTAATTAAATTTACCCCAAAAGTAAAAGGAGGCCCAATAAACTGCATACTGTATAAAGAACTGTCTGTCCAAATTAAAGTTTCTTCTCTTGAAGAAAGACCACCGACTATTTCTGAGCCTGAAGAAAGAGTTATAGAGCCCGCACTGTTTGAAGAAATAGGCTCCCAATCCCCTGCACTTTCTTGGTCACTCCAACAAACAAACAACGGATTGACAACAGAGGTACGATTGCCTCCGCTTATTTCATCTGCCCCTAAACAAATAACATGCCTGTCTTTTTCTGACACGAGAACTTGAAGAGCTACAGTTGGAGCCTTAAACGCTCCTGATAAATCCTCTAACGCCACTGCTCTGGTGGAGGTTCCCGCCGAAGAGTCCCAATAGTAAATACCGCCTCCTCTCACGTTCATAAGAAGATCCGCACCAAAATTGTCGTGCGACCACAATCTAAGTTGACTGCTTGCTCCCAAAGGACTGACCGAACCAAAGGTTCCTGATCCCCAAGTGCCTGCTCCCCAACCTGATCCTGAAACATATTCATCCAAACCTACATTAATTTGATACGAGCCATCAACTCCTGCACCGCCATTACCACTGTCACTGCTGTTAGCGGTAACTGTGTCCCCATCGGTGTCTTTAGCCACTATGGTGTAGGTGTTTGCTGTTGGAGTCGCAACTATTTGATATTCTTGATTTAAAACAGCGGCTGTAACTAGGCCACCGAGGGTTGCTGCACCACTTAGGGTTACAAAGTCGTTGGGCAAAGCGCCATGAGAAACGTCCGTTACGGTAAGCGTGGAAGAACCATCAGTGGCTGCAAAAGTAATAGAGTTTGTACTGGTTTTTCTAATAGGCGTTATATCATTAAACCCAATACCTTCCAAAACATAGTATTTCCATGTCGTCCCTACGCCAAGAAACCTCGTCGAGTTAAGATCTACCCAACTGTGTAAAGCGCGAGCTGTGCCAAGATAAGTATTACCAGTTGTTTTTTCCCAGCCACCTATTTTTTCTGGCCTGCCCTGACGAAAACGTACCAAGTTGGAGTCATACCAACCGCCTTCATTACTGTAATCCGTGCCTTCTCGGTTTATCCCTGGCTTAAAATTGTATTTACTGTAAGGCACTATTCTTTTTCCTCTTCTTCATCAAGTTCTTTATAATAACCAA